TTTCTGGATCTAACAAATAATTTTACAATCTTATCTTTGTATAGGTGTGCTTTGAATGTTGCAGCAGGGGTAGAATCAAAGTAGATCTTCTCATATATTGTATATGGATTCTGTACAAACTCAATCTCTCCTGTTTCAGTATCTAAGATATTGAATCCTCTCTTGTCTCCACAATCATTCCAATACATTTCATAAGGATTGCCTAAGTAAAATACCTGACCATCGTTACTTCTAGTGTGATAGTGTCCTGAGAATACAGTATCAAACTTTGCAATAATCTCTTTGTCAATACCACCTTGCTGAGTCATGCCTGGATAGAGTTCAAACCCATGCAACTCTAAATGTCCAAAAGCAATCTTAGCATCAGTCTTTTCAATCTCTGCACAAGTCTCTTTATAATTATCTTCACATATCCACGGTAACATCATTGCCTTAAATCCATTGATGTCATATGTGCCTGGCGTAGAGATAGGAATTAAGTTATCATAGTGTTCCAGTAAGGAATCAATCGAGTTGATTTCATTCGTATTCTTGTAGTAGATGTCATGGTTTCCTACAAGTTGCCAAACTTTCACGCCCAGATTTTTGAACTTATCATACACATTCTCCCTTGCCCAATTAAGAGACCAGTAATCAATATTCTTACGATTGTCAAAAGCATCTCCCATGTGGATGCAATACTCGATCCCCCTTTTCTCTAACTCAGGGAAAAAGATATCATCATAGAATTTTTTAAAGAAATCGTGAAATGTTTTGCTACCTCGTCTACCACCAAAGTGAGTGTCCGTAATGATTGCTATCTTCATTTACCTTTTACATTCTGGATTGATGTGCTACTCCTAGTGACGTTCTTGATCACAATAAATTTATCACCAGCAAATGTCCCTGCCAGATTAACTTCGATCTCATCACCGTCTTGCCAATTCAAATCACCATTCTTTTTCGTATGGTTCATTGCTTCTTGGATCTGATCGATCACTTCATTCGTTAATTTCATACTCAATTTCAATAACTTTGGATGACCTACCAGTAGAGTTTGCTCTGGTTAGTCTTGTCATAGTGCCACCTAATGACCTAGCAATGTAATCTAATTCTTCTAAACATTTCTTTTCCAGATCCTCATAGGGATCATAATACCTATCAACCCTCATTGATTCATCTTCGTTTGTACTGCCTCTTTTATAGAGTTGTAGTCACTAGAATTACCGTAAGTATCATCAACGTGCATAACCTCATCAAACCCCGACTTCTCAATGATCTTTTCACGGATCTCCATTTGCTTCTTCTCTTTCTGGATCCGACGTAGAAAAGCGTAATGTATAATTTGAGTAAAGTATGCAAAAGGGTTTGTGGACTTCTCTGGATTGAAGTTATGAATGTATTGGACGCAGTTTTCAATGCCATCAGATATCATGTCCTCTCTGAACATATAGTTCACAAAGTTTGGTTTGTATGATAGGTGGGTTGCAATTTTTACGAAACATTCTCCAAGATAGTTTGTGATTCTAGGTTTTGGATCACCCGCTTCCTCCGCCGCTTTTACGTCTGCTTTGTATTGAACGATCGCATACAGGAATTCTTTGTTGTTTACATAGTGTTCGGATCGTTTTCTAGTACCTTTTGCGGGCATCTATATTACCTCTTGTGTTAGTTTTATTATACCTCAAAACGAGATACTTGACAAGTCATATAAAAAGATGTACAATAACTCTGTCAGAGTTCAAGGGAATGCTATGAAGCTTCGCCTTTCTTATAAAGCTTCTCAAGACTTTCTCTGGCCTTCTCGACTGAAATTACATATCCCATCTTCTTTGTTACCTTTATCTTCTCTCCAGATCCCCCATTGAGATTAGAGAAAATAAATTTTTGATAATATTTTACTACTTCTGAGTCCTCGCGTGCCTCAACAACAGTGATGACTCTATCCATAGGAATGATAATGATATTGTCCGTAGGCATACTTCTTAACCACGGCATCATTCTTAGACCTTCATGAGAACCATTCATACTTACCGTCTCGATTTCTACAGGATCACTGATAATCAAAACCGTGCGACCATTTTCATCTGACGGCATGACTTCACCGAAGATTTCCTCTCCAGATACTAATTTGATTGAAGCGTAGAAATCTTCTTCCATTTAGTCTTTCCCTATAATAGTGTTGTTTATAACCAAGTAGTCTATATTCATATTTAGAAAGGATTGAATAGCGTCCTCTGGAGTCTCTACTATGGGTTTACCATTATCATTGAATGAAGTATTCAACAATACAGGAACTCCACTGATTTTATAATACTCTTCTAGTAACTCAGATAAGATGCCTTCACTGACTGTCTGAATCCTACATGTATTGTCAACATGTGTTATTGCTGGAATCTTATCTCTCTTGTCTTTCTTTACCGTTTGAGAATACAACATGTATGGACTATCAATATCTTCCTCAAAATAATCCTTGAGATAGTCCTTAAGTATGACACCAGCAAAGGGTCTCCACTCTTCTCTATGTTTTACCTTCTCGTTTAATATATCCTTATTCTCTTTATATTTAGGTGACATCAAAATGGATCTATTCCCAAGTGCCCTAGGACCGAACTCAGATCTACCTTGATACCATGCAATAATTTTTCCGTCCTCTAAGTATTGTGCAACTTTTTTAATATCCAAACTATCTTTATATTCTGATATATCAATTTGCTTTGGTGTAGAGTATGATTTACCTAAGAAGGCAAGATTTTTAGGAATCTGAACTTCATTCCACATTGATGCACCAAACGCCGCTGCTCCAAATGCCAAACCACAATCACTTACAAAAGGAGTGATGTGAAACTTTCTGTTCTTGAGAGTCTTTACTATTTTTGTGTTAGCATTGATGTTAAGAAACACTCCGCCAGTTAAACAAATTGTCCCATCTAAGTAATCTTCATCTAATCTTAACATTAATTCAGTAAGAGATTCCTCAAAATTGTATTGCAATAACTGAGCTTTGTCCGAAGAAGAAATTGGATAAGGTCTTGGATCCCTCATATCAAATAATACTTCTGGAAAGTGTGATCCAAAGTCATATAACTTTTGTATATGTTTACCAGATCCATATGCTGCAAGACCCATGATCTTTCCAGCAAAAGAACAATGATGTTTTGGGTCCATAAAATCTATTTCCTGTCCGATCTTCTTACAGAAAATATGATGTGACCAGTATTGATATAGTAATCCCCACTCACCATTGAAGGGGAAATACTTAAATTTATTTCTTCTCTTATCAAAGAGAACCATTGAGCATTTTTCTAATCCAAGAGAATGTCCATCAGTCCAGTTGTAAGAACCACCGCCATCAATTACAATACACACTCCATCATTGGATGGTTGAGTGAATATAGATGAATAAGCATGTGCTTGATGATGAGAAATATATCCTACCTCTGCATTAGGGAAAATTTTCTGTAGATACTCTTGGGGTTCATTTTTTTGGAGACTCATTACCCAATTTTGTTGACCAAGATCCACAAACATGACTAGGTTTATGTCTTCTTTATTGAGACCTTCTAGCACATAGTCTATGGATTTTTCTGGATATCTTCCATCATACTTTAAACCGCTAAGTCTTTCTTCCTGTATGCTACAGATATGTTCACCGTCTACAAATAAGGTTGCACCAGCATCATGTATATAACTTTCTCTATCAGATCCATCAAAGAGGATAGATCCATATATTCCTAAGACTTTCATTTTAAGTAAACAGTTCTAATTTCATAATTAAAGTTCTCCTCATTGTATATTTTAACACGCTCTACCAAATGATTCAATGTGTAGTTCTTTTTACCCTTGACAGAGATGTCGTCTGCGATATCATATAACATTGCTTTGTTCTTACCCTTTCCCTTTCTAAGGACCCTACCAATACTTTGTAGATTTCTAATTCTAGATTTGCTAGGTGATGCAAAAATGACGTTATGTAAGTTTTTAATGTTAATTCCTGTAGAAAAAGTTCCATAAGACGCAACAATGATCGCATCTGCTTCTCTATCGACGATAGATCTAACCTCTTCCCTCTCTTCACTATCAACTCCACCATGAACATAAAAGACTTTTCTATCGTTATCACTGTTGATTAAATTATATAGTGGTTCACCATGAGCCTCTACTCTACTGAATAGGACTAGGGTGTTACCCTTCAAACTTAAAGCAAGATTTCTGATGAATAAGTTTCTCTTCTCATGTTCTATGATATAATTCATCTCTTCCCTGTAATCATCAAAGGGAATTGCTGGATGTTTTAACAATACAATTCTGATATCCAACTTAGCAAGTTGACCTTTCTTCTGTAGATCTGATGTTTGAGTTACCTTGTAAGAAGGACCAAACAATCCCTCCAACACCCACTTGTGTGTTTGCGATCCACTCAGAGTTCCAGTAAATCCGTATCTATACTTAGTATCTCTCATCTTAGACATGATACCAATTAGAGATTTGGACTTGAATTGGTGTGCTTCGTCTCCTATGATCACATCAAACTTAGCAAAGAAGGTCTTATCCATAGTATAGATAGACTGCCATGTTGATATAGTTACACGTTGTTGTGTACTTTTTTTCCTACCTGCATAGACCTTATGACAATATTTCTCGACATCCCATCCATAATCTATAAAGTCCTTATACATCTGTTCTACAAGAGAGGTAGTAGGGACGACTAATAATATTCTTCTCTTTCTTCCTACATGATATCTCGCAACGGCATATATCATCAGGGATTTGCCTGACCCAGTTGGAGATATAATTAATCTTCTATTATATTTGAGTGCATCAT